TGAGATTACTTCATCTTTGAATCGATTTGAACCAAGAATTAGTAATATCATCGTAACTGTTACAGTTGTACCTGATACAAATGAAATGAATTGCACTGTTCAATATGATATTGTTGGTCTTTCCACTCCACCACAAGAAGTGGATGTTCTTCTTTTCCCAGCTAGAGTATAATGGCTTTCGGTCAATACGTTAATTTAGATTTTGATCAAATTAAAACGTCTATCAAAGATTATTTGAGGGCGAACACTAATTTTACTGATTATGACTTTGAAGGGTCAAACCTTTCAATCATAATTGATGCATTAGCATATAATACATACACAACTGCCTATAATACCAATATGGCAGCAAATGAGTGTTTTCTTGACTCCGCTACACTTCGAGAAAACGTTGTTGCACTTGCCAGAAACATTGGATATGTTCCAAGATCAAGAAGATCTGCAAGAGCAAGAATATCATTTCTTGTAGATGGTTTAGTTGATACATCCACACTCACATTGAACTCTGGCATCGTCTGTAATGGTGCTGGTGATAACACAAACTATATCTTTTGTCTTCCAGAGAGTATTACAATTCCTGTTGTCAATGGAGTTGCTGAATTTAGTAATATTGAGATCTTTGAAGGTAATTTTGTAACACAGGAATTCACTGTTGATACTTCTCTATTCAATCAAAGATATATTTTAGACAATTCATTCATTGATACATCTACAATCAAAGTTCGAGTCAAACCATCTTCATCAGCGACCTCTTCTGTTACATATAAACAAATTGATAATATTGTTGGTGTGACATCCACATCAAACTCTTATTTGTTACAGGAAATTGAAGATGAGAGATATGAACTGATCTTTGGTGATAATGTAATTGGTAAAAAATTAAATAATTCAAATGTTATCACAGTCACTTATGTTGTATCAGATGGAAAAGGTGGGAATGGTGCTTCTGAATTTAGTTTTGTTGGTAATATTACAAATCAAGATGGTGGATCAATTAATTCAGCATTAATCAGTCTTGTTACAACGGATGAAAAGTCAAGAGATGGTGATGATATTGAATCAATTTCATCAATTAAATATTATGCACCTCGAATTTACTCTTCACAGTATCGTGCAGTAACTTCATCTGATTATGAGTCAGTTTTAGGTTTCATTTATCCAAACGTGGAATCTGTCACTGCTTTTGGAGGTGAGGAGATGTCTCCGCCTCGATTTGGTAAAGTTTTTATTTCGGTTAAACCTCGAAATGGTGATTTCCTATCAGATGAGACAAAAAGAGAGTTAATTCAAAAATTAAAGAGTTATGCAGTTGCTGGTATTGTACCAGAATTTATTGATTTAAAATATCTCTATGTGGAGTTGCAAGTTAATCCATATTATAATCCAAACTTAAATGATAACATTGAAAATCTTAAAACTGGCGTTTCAAACGCATTAACACAATATTCAAGGTCAATTGATGTAAATAAGTTCGGTGGTCGATTCAAATATAGTAAGGCGGTATCATTAGTTGATAGTGTTGATTCATCAATTACATCAAATATCACTCTTGTCACAATTCGTCGTAACTTAAAAGCTGAAATTGGTCAATTTGCTCAATATGAGGTTTGTTTTGGTAATCATATTCATAGTCAAGAATCTGCATATAATGTTGTATCAACTGGATTTACAATTGAAGGAGTTGTTGGAACAGTTTATATGGCCGATGAGGTTGTAGATCGTGAAACAGGTCGTATGTTCTTCTTTACATACACAGAGGGTGGAACTCCAAACATTATCAAGAAAAATGCTGGAACAGTTAAATATTTGATTGGTGAAGTTCTTATAGATACTTGTAATATAACATCAACGGTAATTGCAAATAACGTGGTTGAAATTCAAGCAATTCCTCACTCAAATGATGTTGTTGGTCTTCGAGATTTATACATTAAACTTGATATGTCAAATACAACCATTAAAATGTTTGAGGATGTGATCTCATCTGGTGAAAATACGTCTGGATCAAGATTTCCTCATATTCACAGTTATTACACTCCAACTTTCACTCGAAAATCAAATTCTCCAGTTTCAACCACCACGTTGCTTCCATCAACAGCATCTGGAACTTCAACAACCACTACAACTGGTGGCATATACGCAACTTCAACTTCAACAAGTACAACCACAACCAGCACACCTTCATCATCTGGTGGCGGCGGTGGATCTAGCTCTGGCGGCGGATATTAATGATTGATACATCAATACAAAGAGTCGAAATTAATCAGGTAATTGAAAATCAGTTACCTGAATTTGTGCAAACAGAAAGTCCGCTTTTTGTGGATTTTATGAAGCAATACTATATCTCCCAAGAATATCAGGGTGGATCAACTAATATTGCTGAAAATTTAGATCGATATACAAAATTACAAACTTATGTTGGTGCTGCACTAACAGAATTTACTGGATTATCAACAGATACTCAGTCATATTCATCTACAATTTTTGTTGATAGCACAAAAGGTTATCCAAGTCGATACGGACTTCTTAAAATTGATGATGAGATCATTACATATACAGGAATTGGCACAACTTCATTTACTGGTTGTGTTCGTGGATTTAGTGGTGTATCAAATTTAGATCAACCAACAAGACCAGATCTTGTTGAATTTAATACATCCGTTGGAGCTGCACATACTGGTGGAAGTAAGGTTCATAATTTATCAAATCTCTTTATTCGTGAGTTTTTCAATAAACTTAAAACAACTTATGCAAGTGGTTTTGAAAACCGTAAGTTAGATAGTGATATTGATCAAGTTAAGTTTATTCGTCAAATCAAAGATTTTTATCGTACAAAGGGAACTGAAGAATCATACCGAATCTTATTCAGAGCATTATATGGAGAAGAGGTTAATATTATCAAACCATCAGAGTTTTTAATTAAACCATCTGATGCCGATTATGGTTTTGGTCAAGATTTTGTAGTAAAACCAATTACAGGCGATCCTCGTAATTTAAAAGGATCAACTCTTTTTCAAGATAAAGATGAGGATGACAATAATATTCAGGGTGCTTCAGGTGCAATATCAGATGTAAAAGACTTTTTATATGGTGGAGAACACTATTATCAAATTACTGTATCTCAAGATTCAATTGATGGTGACTTTGTAATCCCAGGCAGAACTCGTGTTGTAAATCCAGTTACCATCGGTTCAACTGTGATGACAGTTGATACAACAGTTGGATTTCCTACAAGTGGTGTTTTGTCATTACCAACAGCGAGTGTTGCTGGTGTTGTCACATATACAGGTAAAACATCAAATCAATTTGTTGGATTACCCACAGCTGTTGATGTTTTAAACATTGGCGATGATGTTCGCTATAATAACGTTGCGTATGGATATTCATTTGCAAATGCTACGAAGAAAATTGAAGTTTTAATTACAGGTGTTTTAAAAGATTTTGCAATACCAGACACAACTTTTTATTTTAATAAAGGAGATAAAGTTAAAGTTGGATCATTTGGTATTAATAAGAGTTCTGAAGATGCTAATTTTGGATCATGGATTTATAATACATCAGTTAAATTTAGTCCTAAAACGATTACAAGACAATCAAGTAGTAGTTTTAACATCTCACTTAGATCTGATCATGGATTCTTAGAGGAAGATACAGTAGAGGTTTTAGATGGTCAAAACATATTAATTGGTGTTGGTCGTGTTTTAACTATTATTAGTAGTGATACATTTATTTTAGGTGATTTACCTGGCATCGGTGAATTTAATATTGCTTTTATTCGTAGAAGACTTAAGAGAGGAAATAGTCCTCTTCATGATAATATCACAAAATATACAACTGATGTTCAAAATGTTTATGATCATGAAAGCGATAATGAATTTGCATTACCTCCACATCCCCATGCATATGTTACATCACCCTCAATACCAAGTTTAGGTAATGAACCTATCGTTGCACCAGATCGTTCTGTAACATGGACTGGCGCGACTGGCGGCGACGTTATACAGTTAATACAGGTTACAGAGGGTGCAGCGGATCATGGATTCTATTCTGGAGAAGTTGTTACTTATAATGTCATTAGTGGATTCTTAGGACAACTGATTGATGGTAAGAATTATTATGTAAGTCGTGTAAGTTCAAATAATATTCGTCTTGCAAACTCATTGCCAGATCTAGTTAATGGTGATTTTGTAGATGCAACAGGAAATGGAACTTTTAAAATTTCAGTTCCAGAATTAGCAAATAAAAAACTAGATCATCAGAAATTATTAAAGAGAATATCTCTCAATCCACTCTTTGACGGGGCAAG